GAAATGAAAAAACTTCAGCATCCCAATATAATAATTTTTTAGATTCAAAAAATTTAACAGCTTCTTCATTAAAATATTTTTTTGGTACTTGTATAAAACAAGGTGGTAAATCAAAAAACCACTTCATGCCATCTTCGTTTAAAGGGTCTTTGAAAGGAAGTTTTAAATGAAAATAATTTTTAGCCATTAAATACTTCCTTATTTACCATATCCTTTTCCCAAAAATATAACTTAATATTTTTATTAATTTTTGAAATACCTCTTAATACTTTTTTATTATCTTCAGTATGTTCAACTGCACCAATTGAATTGATTGCATCATTCTTAAACTTTACTACATTATTTACAGTTCTTGGCACATTTAATAAAGATAATGAAATTACTCTTCCAGGAAAGTATTTATTTAACCAATTCATCGTTATTTCCCATGTACGTTGGTCTTTTTTCCTTGCTGAAATTACATGAAATTTATCTTCAGTCGGTTTATATAATGGTTCAGCAGAATTATACCAATCATATAGAAATTCTTTTCTTGCTCTTCTTTCAACCCCATTCATATGCCCCCATTTTTTTGTATTTGGTGGTGGGTTAAGTGCAAGAACACCATCCATATCATAAGATACTATCATAATAAAATTAAATCTATATTTGTTTCATTTTGGATAATTGATTTTTGTTTTTCCCAAATTAATTTACGTTTTTCATCTGATAAAGATGTAAATTTAGTTAAATCTTCTGCAGTCTCTACAGGATATGTCCAGTTTAAACCATTATTTCCTGATGGTGCGCAAACTGGAATACCAGCATAAAGTGCATGGAAAGCACGACCAGTTCTCCATCCAGATATTTTATGTTTACTGTCATAAACAGTTAAACAACCTTTATAATTTCTATAAAATTTTCTTCGATCTTTTTGTTGTGGATTTTCAATAACATTTACATCAAAATCAGTCCACTCTTTTGGTTTTCCTGATATCTCAAGATTTGGTGACTTTAAAAATTCTTTAAAATATTTTGTTCTTCCATTCGGTCTTCCAATGTAGACAGTTTTATCTATATTACCATTTGAGAAAGATTCAAACGTCATTCCATTTGCCATTGGTAAATCTACAACTCTTACACCCATTGGGCATTTAAGAATTGTTGATACTTCTGCAGAATTAGTCGCATTTGCTGCAACTATCCATCTATCCCATTTTTCATTTGGTAGTAATTCCCAAAGAAATGGTAAGTCAGGATCGTCATTAATGAATATTATTTTTCCAGAATGTGATTTAATTAGTTCAACTGTTTTATCCCAATCTTTTTTATAAAATTGTAGATTTGTTCCACCAAATTCTAATAAAAGAATATCACAATTTGTGTATTCATCGACAGATGTAAATCCATCTGCTGCTGTTGCTTCTGTTGGTGTTGAAAAAGGAATTATTGAATAACCAGATGCAAATAAGTTCTTAAAGAGTGCAATTCTTTTCTCTACCCATGCACCACGAACACCAGATTCTTTATTTGTTAATCCTATTTTACCAGATACTCTCCGATAACCAAGTTTTAATCCCTTGTTTGAAGAATTAGCAGTATAATACCAATCTAGTGCTCGTTCCTCTCCTAAAAATTCATGGAGAGACATGGTTAAAAAAATGCTTCAAGTGAAGATTTATTTGCTTCAGGATGGTATTTGTATAATGTTTCTTTACCTAATTTAGATGTTAGATAATCATACCATTCTTGATCTTTCCACATATTTTCTGAAACTCCATTCCAAAGTTCTCTTTGTAATGGGTGGTTTTTATTTCTACGTCTGTCCTCGACGTAATTTTTTCTTGTTAATTCATAATTCCAAGAGCCAAGTTCTAGCATCTTTTCTCTGAAATAACATACGAAAGAAATACGTTCTGCTTCAGGATCTTCAACAATCATTTCAGTATTTCCATGAATACCCTCGTGATTATTAATTAATAATAAATCTCCTGGACGTATATTTACAGCAACTCTGTATTCTGGCAGTACTAGATAACCTCCTTTGTACTTACCATTGTTTGATACTACTGTAAGATTACTGAATCCTTCATTTAAATCACCAGCATCTCTATGTGCTGCTGTTCTAAAAGTTTTATTTACAGTCGCTGTAGTAAATACAGTTCCTGGAATAATAAACTTTGGATCCATTTTATCACATGCTTCTTTTTGTTTCGCATAACGTTCAGGCAGTAATTGTTTAAAACCATCTGAAAGTTTTTGTAAGAATGGGAATCCCATAGCAAATTTCTCAGGATTCTTTTCAGTGAAAGATGTTGCTCTTCCATAAGGAATACGAGGATATCTATCAAAATATCCAGCAATACCAGACCACACTGCTTGTGCGTATGAAGTTGTTGAAGTCAATTTAGTTTTCACTCGTATTGCTTCTTTAACTATCTCATCACGAGGTAATGATTTTATTTCATTTAACCACTCTTCAAAGATAAATCCTTCATCAGTGACTTTATTCTTAAGCCATACAGATCCTCTAGATCCTGCTGCTGTTTTATCTTTGTTTTTATATTTTTCTGTGATTGTTGTTATAGGATTAGAACCATCAAGTGTAGTTTCATACTTAGATAATGCTTCAAGCATTTCTTCTTGATATTCCGTCACCCAGTCACGACCACCAAGTTTTGAACCTTTTGGTCCTGCTGCTATGCCACGATTTTGTGTTTCGACTGCTGCTTCTCTAAGACCTTTATATGCTAAGTCTTGTTGCTCTTTCGTAAACCAATTTTTTCTAAATTTAAACAGAATGTTTTTCTCGCTGTTTATCCCATCAACAGATGGAGCATAGAAATCACAATCATATTCCACCAAAGTGTCATAGTGTGAATGATCTACAAAAGTCGCAAGCAAATGTTCACAATCAATCTTAGTTGCTGCGGTTATCACTTTTGTTGTCATCTTTTTTCCTTTATGTTATTCATCGAATTTAAACGATGATGTTGTTTCTGCCTTTATTCTTTCACCTATACTTCCTTTATCAAATACAGGTGTAGAATCTCCTGCGTCAGCTAGTGCCATATGTCTTTTCATATGTTCTGTTTCAAGATTATAGACTTTCATCTTATTTCTTTCAACACCAACGACAAATCTTTTATAGTAATTAGGATCGTTATAACGATTCTTTAATTGTTTCACACTTGCTATTCCTTCTTTAATCATATCTTCAGTAGCAATAATCGCAAACATAAAGTCAGCTGTTGCTGGAAGACCAAATGACTCAGAAGTATCTTCTAATCCTAAATCAGAAGAAGTATATCCTTGTCTTGTTGTTTGAGTAGCAGTCATTATAGGTAAATCATATTGTACTGCTAGTCCTCTTAATTCTTCTGCTATACTTTTAATAATTGTATAAGAATTATTATTTCCACCATATTTTAATCTAGCAGAAACACATAAATTTAAATAATCTATGTAAATGATATCTGGTTTAAAGTCTTTTTTCATTTTTAGTTCATCAAGTAATGCTCTAAAATGACCAACGTGGGCTGTTGCTGTAGGAAATTCTTTTATAACAAGTTTTCCTTTAGTTTTTTCTTTCACTCTATCAACACGTAAAGTAAAATCTATTTTCTCTAGGATTTTTAACTCATCCATAGTGACATTTAATAAGTTCGCATCAATACGTTCAGCAATTTTTTCTTCAGACATCTCTAAAGTTATATAGAGTACATTAAGATTGTTCATTAAATTTGCTGACGCAAAATGACATAAGAATAAAGATTTACCAACTCCTGTTCCTGCTAAGGCAACATTTAAAGTTTTATTGCTTACACCACCACGTGTAATTGTATTAAATAAGTCTATATCAAATGGTATTTTTTCTTCTGTGCGTTTATAAAAATCAAAACGATCATCAGCATTTTCGAGATAATCATGACCGACTGATTTATCGAAAGAAACTGCAAGTGCATCAGATAATAAAGAAGGAATACTATCTTGTTTTCTTACTTTATCACGACCATCTATAATTTTAATACTATCCATAATAGAATTATAGACAGCTTTATCTTTACAAAATTTCTCAGTAGCATCAACTAACCATTTAGAATTTATGTCTTCTTTATTCTTTAATTCTTTAGTATAAGCTTGTGCTTGTTGATAGTCAGTTTCAAATAAAGTTTTATCATTACCAAGTTCAATATCAATAACTTCAACTGTAGCTGGTTTATTAAATTTAGTAAAAAACTTTAGTATTTGACTAGCAATTGCTCTTTCAATTTTATCTTGAAAATATTCTTCACGTAAATGTGGTACAACTTTACGAGCATAATCTTCATCGTGAAGTAAATTTTTAAGTATTGTTGTTTCTATTCTCATCAGTTTTAGTTTTTGTATATGCTTCCATTTCTTCTTTACCACCTTTGAATAAAATGGTTTTATTTCTTACTTGTTCTTCTATACAAGCCATAAGAAAATCACCTAAGTGTCTCTCAAGTAATTGTTTGCTTTCTGGTATATCTACATTAAATTGGTGTAATGATTTTTCTACATTAGCATCATATTCGTAGAATAATTTAATATTACCATCTGTTTGATTTTCAAATGATACTTTGCCAAATGAAACAACTACATTTTCAAGTATTCCATTTTGGAATTTAATATGATTTGAACCATATTTACCTTTAGTTTCTAAAGTTTCATATGGTGGTACTCTTACTGGTTTAGATTTAAGATATTCATCCCTTGCTGCTTCATATGCTTCTTTAGATTCATATGAATTGGGATCAATAAAAGGGAATAAATTTTCCCTTGTAGCTGGAATTTCCGATTTATTCGGATTTTGATTTTGTTTTTCGTCCACCATCTTTTTTGTCTTCTGGTTGTATTTCACTCACCTTATCTGATAGTTCGATAGTAGAACCATATCTAAATGCTTTTTGAGTATATTCATTTATTTTATCTAATACTTCTTTTGTAAAATATTTCTCAGGGTTTTCTTTAATGGCTTTACCAAATACTTTAGTTCCACCAACGTCAATTCTGCCACCCTCATCTTTCCATATACCAGCATCAACTGCAACGTCAATTAATCCATAATATCTATCAAGACCTGTTTCATATGAAAGTTTTATTTCAGCTTTCAAAAATTCTCTTGTAAATCTAGACTTTTGTAATGTAGCTTTTATGATATTACCAATTATATTTTTATCAGAGTCTTTGTCTTTTGATTTACTTAAATATACGATTGTTGATGCAGCATATTTTAAGCCAGATCCACCACCCATTTCTTTTGTTGGTACATAAGCACCAATTACATCATATGTGTGATTTGTCACAATCATAGGAATTTGTAATTTAGATAATCTTAAAGCAAGTACTCTAAAAGCACCACGAATTAATTGTGCTCTTGTCATATCACGAGTATCATTTCCTTCAATAATATCTTTCACTTCTTTTTCAGTTGAAAGATTGCCAAGAGAATCTAATACAATCAAAATAGGATGTCTTGCTTCTAATGGAACTTTGTCAACATTGTCACAAATTTTTGTAGCTTGATTTCTAAATTCTTGTACAGTCGATACAGGTATTAATACAAATCTTTTAGGATCTATTCCTCTTTCAGCAAGCATGTCTTTAGTAATAGCACCCTCTGTTTCAAAGTATATAATGCCTGCTTGTTTTCCTAATTGTTGAAATGTTTTACAAATTCCTAATGTGAAGAATGTTTTTCCACTTGATGGTTCTCCTGCTAATGCAGTAATTTTGTTTGCTGGCAATCCATCATAGATATTACCAGATAATAAAGCATTGAATATATAAGATCCAGTATCTACAAATGATGTAGAATCTCCTACTAAATCACCATCAGCTGTACCAGCATATTCGTTATTAATATCTTTTATTACGTCTTTTAAAAAATCAGGCATTTGTATATTTCTCCCTTTTATTGATTGTGTCTTGTAATTCAACTATATCTTCTTCTATTTTTTTAAGATTATAATTGTTTTTTAGAAAATTGGTTGATTCAAACTCGTGTTCTTTTTGAAGTTCTTTTAATTCTATTTTTAATTCTTTTAAGGTTTTCATAATATTTTTATGGGGTATAGATATATTATACCCCATTTTTAATTGCAAGTAAAGATGGGATTATAGAGATTTTACTTTATACTCAATCACTATAAAAGATCTGAATCTTCCTTGATCTAAAAATTGTTTATCATAAACAACTTTATATTTTGTCAAAGATTGTTCAAATGTTTGGTTTTTCTCGGTTGACTGATACTGACGATTTACTCCGTCTTTTGTACTTTCAGTCGTTGCCATTGTTTCTTGCTTTGTTAAGCTGTTTGATAACACGTCAGCAACTGAAATTTTAGCATTTAATATTGCTTTTGATTTTGATAACTCCATATCAGAAGATATACCAGAACCACAGCCATATAATACTGTATCAGTAGATTTAAATTCATTACATACTAATGCTGCAACTTTAATTAAATCTTCGTTTCCGTCAACTGATGCTTTGCCATCTAATTTAGACAAATTACCAGCACATGCTCCTAAGAACATTAACGAACCAACTAATAATATTTTTTTCATATCGTTTCCTCCTTTCTATCTAGTAGATGCACCAGCAGCAACTCTTTGTAATAAAAGAGAAGATGTTAGTACTATCAATGTTTCACCAAGAGGTGATGTAATCAAATCTTTTATAAAAGAAGAATCACTTTCACCAGTTTTTACTTCTTCGTGGCATCGCTTTATTTCATCTCTGCCAATAACTACACCATCTTTGGTTCTCTCTTGACTTTCATAAATGCAGGAATTTCTCGGACCAGATTGTCGATTAATTCTATCAGCATCGTACCCATACGCATTGCCATTAATATAAGCTGTGACAAATGCATCTGAATTGAAAGATCTTACTATCGCTTGTGCGTTCACTACTTTCGCAAGGAAAAGACTAAGCACAAAATAAAATAAAGTTAAAAAAATAAATTTTTTCATTAGCAATGGTTTCCTTTTCTTCTAATTGCAGTCACCTTACCTCTAATTTTAGTTTGTTGTTGAATAGCATCTGATGCTTTTAATATATCTTTTTTAATTAAATTAATTCTTGTGATTGCAGCAATCGCCATACCATTTTCAACATAGTCTCTTACGTCATCTAAATCTTCAACTAGTTTATGCGTAAATATTTTATTATACAACATATACATTTATTCTTTTTTAGTTTCTACAGTTGGAATAAAATATTCTTTAATTTTATTTACAGTATCAAATATTTGTGGGTTTTCTTCTCTTGTTTTAGACCAGCTTTCAATTTGATATGTTTTTGTTTCTTGCCAGAAATTAGATAATCCAGTTCCTATTTTATCAGGAACATTAACTACAAAGTTTCCTAAAGAAATTATTTCATTCGCAATAGAAATTGTTGTGTTTTCGTACCACTCTGTAATTTCATCTTTAATTGGTTTTTCAGAAGAATATGAAGATTTTGGCATAAAAGTTAAAAGTAATACTAATATAATTGCAAATATAATCGCACCGATTAAATCAGTTTTATGATTAGTATATTTTGATATTTTAATTTTTGGTTGCCAATCCCATTCTCTATGAGTGCTCATTTTTTCTCTATTCTCAAACGATTCTTCATTTACTTTGGGATTTTCTAAATGTCTTCCAAAATTTTTGGTGTTCATTATTGTTTCTCCTTAGTTAATTGTTTTGTTTGATGTAGTAATTCGCTCATAATACTACGAGCCATTTGTTGCATAGATTCTTCCATCTCTGCTTCAAATAGTTTTTTCTTACATTCACGATCACAGCTGTTTGGAATTAAATTCAAAACTACTGCATCATAGGTTGGATTCTTACGAGCCAAACTATGGATTGTGAATACAACACAAAATACTAATAAAACTTTAAATATAAATTTAAACATATTGTGTTTCTAATTGATTAATATAAAACGATCCAAGTGTATAGTTGAGTAGATAACTCGGTTTCATTATAATTTGTTGAGTTATTTTATCTTTCACTTTCATATTAGTTAATTTTAATTTTGTAGGATCAATTTCATTTAAATTAAAAATAATTAAATGATCGCCTTGTAAATGATTAATATACAAAGCTGGTTTATTAAATTGTTTTGAAACCCTCATTAGATTGTCATATTTTTTCTTTTCAATCATCAACCCTCTTAATATAAATGGATGTAGTTTCTTTTCATTATGTTCATCGTATAAACCAAAGGTTCTAGTTTTTAATTCAGCTATGTGTGTCTTAGATACAGTATCATATACAGAATATCTACCAGTCACTAAGGTAAATTCACCATATAATTTATTAACAGCTTCAACAGAATTGACTACACTAAGAATATATGCTTCATTTCCATTATTGAATTTTGTTTTTTGACTTTTGTAATTTGGTTTAAAGGTAGTTTTTTTTATTGGTAGATCTGTGTCAATATATTTCATAGTTTATTTTATTGTTTCTAGATATTTTATTGTTGTACGAATAGCATCAGAATATCCACGAGCATAATGTAAGTCTTGATATTCACTATCAGTAAGATCACCCTCTGCTTTTTTAACTTCAAGATATTCAACGTCTTTTAATGTATCTATTAATATATTTGAACAAACATCAATAGCAGTTAATATATCTTCAGTTTTTAATATATTTTTATTACTCATACAACCTATATTATACCATATTTTTTCTTAAAAGTAAAGTTTTTTTCAAAGAAAAAAGTTAATAAAATCAATAGCTTATTTAAAAGAAATCCTCTAAACTACTCGTTTCTTCAGTTTTCCACCCCAATGGTGTAATAATTAACTTTAAAGCATCTAAAAATACTTTTTGAAACATTGTATCATAGTCGATATATTGATGTACTTTAAACTCAGTTGGTAATGTATCTAAAAAAGCAATCACATTTGTAGATTGTAAAGGGTTTGGTGTTTTAAGATGAATGAATTTGATTTTATCGCTTTCTCTTATAAGTTCTATTTTCTTTGTTAGTTTCATTTTATTTACAAAATGATTATGCATTAAAGCACCACGAGTGTGCATTGGTGTTGACAGTTTATAAATTTTAACAGGATCTGCATACTCATTTATTCCTTGACATGATCTAGGGAATGCAATCTGTTCTGGTGTTAAATTATAAAATTCTTTTTTATAGTTGTTAATAAAATTAAATAATTCATATTGATTGCCATATAATATAATAGGAAGAGCATCTTTAAGTTTTTTCCTTACAATCATAGGTGTACTTGATTTAACAATTTCTAAACCCATTATTTTAAATTTAGGTGTACTATAAGAAATACCCTCTTGATCTAATACTGAAAGAATATATCTTTTTTTAGCAGTCCATATTGCTCTATCAGAAATACTCTCTCGTTTCATTATCATTTTATTCTTAGCATTATGACGTTTTGCCAATTCATCATAACAAGTATTAATATATGGTATAATTTTATCTTTACAAATTTTATCTATAAATGCTACAATTTTTGATCTATCAGGTGCATCTAAAAATGCTTTCTCTACTATTTTTTCAAAATTTACATAAATTGAATCTGTATCAACAGCAATAATATAATCTTTATTTTCAGTTTTTAAAATTTTGTTCATATAATCATTCATCTTATTATGAATCCATTTTATAGCAAGTTGTCCACCAAGTGTGATTGCTTCAGCCATACGTATATCGAAATATCTAAAATGTTCATTACCTATCGCACCATAAGCACTATTTAAAGCGATCTTGTAAGCCATTTGTTCATTATTATATTTTGATATAACTTTTTTAAGCTTAGGGTCTTTAGTTGTTTGAAATTGTTTTTCAGCTTCTATCATTTTCTTTTTAGCAACATCTCTTTCAGCATAAAAAGTGTTCATAATATTAGGAAGCATCCCCTCAATTTTATTTGTATAAACTGAACCATTTGCTGCTACAGTTTCATCATCTTGAAACTCAGCTGGATTGTTTAGATAATGATCTACTCCTGATTTGTAAGTTTTATTTTGAATTGTTTCTGGCGAGATATTATAGTGCATAATTAAATGTGGGTAAAGTGAAGTTAAGTCAAACCCAACAACCCATTTATGCATTCCTAAGATTGGGTCTTTTACATATGCTCCTTCAAACTGTTGACTTTTTCCCACTGGCTTTTTAGGTGGGATAATAATATTTTTTTGTATAAGATGATTATGAATAATCATATCCCAAGTTCTTACTTGAGAATAAACATCAGTAAAATTAACTTTCGCTTTATATGCAAAAGTGACAATTAATTCTAAAAGACGCATTTTATCTTCTAGTTGAGTAATTAATTCAGTATCTCTTATGTTATAGTCAACAAACTTATTCCAGTTTTTTGTGTAAAATTCTTTAAATGAAGCATATTCACTATGATCTAATTTAGTCACACCTAATTCATCTTGTGCTATATCAATAAGTTTATAAGATTCTTTGTTTGTGTAAGTATATTTTTTATACAAACTCATATAATCTAAAAGAGATGTTCCTTCAAAATCAATATATGTTGTTTGTTTATTTCTTACTGAAACTGTTTTAGATGAAATAAAAGACCATGGACTTAGTTTTTTAGCAGTGTAATCACCTAGTAATAATTGAATTCTTTTATAAAGATAAACTGTGTCAAATGCACCTACATTCCAACCAGTAATAATATCTGGACAATTTTTATGCCACCACTTAATGAAGTCATCAAGCATAGCATTCTCATCAGGGAAAGCACGATATTCAACATCTGTACGTTCTCCTGTATATTTTTTTAATCCCCATGTAATGATTTTTTTAGTATGAATGTCTTGTACTGAAAGAAGTATAATAGATTCGGTTGGATTATTTACATCTGGAAAACCATTCTCAGTTGTTGTTTCTATATCTAAAGAGTAGATTCTTATTTTGTAATAATCAAAATCTAAACTTGCTTCAGGATATGCTTGATTAATATATTGATGAGTGAATGAAAGCATTCCATGCACGTCAAAATTAGAAATCGTTTTAAATTCATCAAAGAATGTTCTCGCATGTTTCATAGAGTCAAAATTAACTCTATAACAAGGTTTTCCGTCTAGTGTTTTATAGGGTGTATTACCAGTTCCTTTGGTAATATAACAGTGTGGTTTAAATGGGATTCTTTCTTGGATTCGAGTACCAACGTCAGTGATTGCTCGAACGAGCACATCGTTGGCTGTAGTGGAAACGTTAGTGTAAAAATTTGTACCTATTTTAGAATTCATTTAGTCTTTCTCGCGAATATATCGCAACCTTTTTATTAATGAGTGGTGTGCCACATTTGAAGGCACATAACAAATTTCTTCGCTCTAAGAAGAAGAAGATAAAGGCACACCACTATTTACTGGCGAGGATTTAGCCCTCTCAGTAAATTCTTTAATTAGTTAATTGGTGATAATTCAGATTTTCTTACTGGATTTTTCCAATTAGAATATTTGAATTTTGTACCATATAAAGCTTCAATCCCAGCAGCAATAATTGCTCTTGTTGGATTGCCAAGTCTGTAATATGTTTTACCAGCAATTTTATTGCCATAAATCATATGACCTTCTGCTCTTAATGTATCAATCATCGCTCTTGGAGACTCTAGATCAAATCTGTCTCTAATTGTCTGCCATGCAACGTTTTTACCTTTTGATAAAAGGTTAAGCACTTGTTCTTTTTTTGATACTTGTT